CATATCTTTATCTTTCCCAGCCTTTTATTACATCTTTGCTGAAGTTATTCATTGAAAATTCTAATCTATCAACTAATTTGACTGCACCAGAAGTAGTCTTATCAATAGCAACAAATCCTTCAGAACCTGTTACCTTGAAACCATTCTTAGTACGAACAAAGGTATCAAGTTGTTTTACCTTATCAAGTTTATTTATAATAAGAAGCTTAGCATCTACAATAGCATTCTGAAGCTCAAATACAAGTTGAAGGTTCTTTCTATTCTCTTTTGAGAAGAATCTCATCAATTCTTGTTCCTTCTTATCAACACCTTCTTTACCCTTTGGCGATTTTCTCTTTGCTCTTTCCTTCTCAAATCTATCTTTGAACCAAATGAGAAGATCATTCACATGCTTTGCTGGTGAACCAATTCTTTCACCTTTTCGAACAAGACTATTATTAAATGTTTCGAATTGACCAGCAAGTTGTGGATTATCTTGAATCTGTTTGAGTGTCGAACTCGCAATCTTCTGAAAGATTTTACCTGCATTACTCAATGCATCATTCACTTGTTTTGTATCGGTAGCGGATAAACTTGCCTTACCTGTCACATCTCTATATTCAGCATCTTGATACCAGATTGAAGGTTTCTTCTTTAAACCTTTTAGATTAACACCATAGGATGCTTTCATTGAATGAAAATCCTTACCTTTATAAGTTGTGTGCCATACAACTCCAAGATTTGCCTTAGCGATCTGTTTACCTAAATCTGATTTAACAGGAATAGCATAAACAATTGTGTTTGGCTGGAATGTGTAGTAAGATTCTCCATCAATCGATTCCTTTGCAACATCACCCTTTGTGAACATGATATCACCTTGAATCACATCTTTAATACCAAGATCTTTCAATTCATTAAAGGCAACTACTAATTTCTCAGCAAGATCACCAGATGTATCAGCACGAACATCAGCCTCTGATTTATATACCTTAGGATCTTTATTGAAGATGCCTTTCTTGGCAACAAAGAATTGACCATCACTTGGATCGATACCCGCAAACACTGCTGGTGCTCCATCCCATTTTACAGTAACATCATAATTCTCATTACTATTGCCTGCCAACATATCTCTCATTGCTCTTAAAGCAAAGATGGCTTCTCTTGCACCTTTAACACCACCATAAATCACTCGGTCTTCCAAGTGTGTCATGTGAGTATTCTTACTCGATGTCGCTTCGGCTATAAATGTCTTAAATGATATCATTATGGTGCCAATTTAATTTCAACTTGTTTTGGTTTTACTTTCAAATCTTTCTTTAGAAATTTGGTCAATTGTTTAACGGCGCTTTTATATGTTGACATTGCTTTTGAAAAGAATGTATCTTGTTGCATTCCAATCATTCCACCAGAATCTAAAGATGCTTTATAGTCAAATGCCCATGTTCCTTCGCCCTTAGGTTGTTGTCCTCGATGTGAGAATTGCCAAGGTGTTAAATCAATTGCATAACCTTCTTCGAGTTCTTGTTCCTCACAGAATGTTTTAAACTTTTTCATAGGCTCTTCTATCTGTATTTTAAGTGGTGTAGTTCCTGCTTTATAGAGACGATGATATTCCATCTTAGACACATTAAGAATATCACCAGCTTCTAACAATTTTGGTATATCATTATCCATCTGAAACATCCATCCATCACCCTCTAATATTGTAATAACACGATCTACTCGATCACGATGCCAAACTAGTTCATCTGATTCAATATCTGATTCAAATATACGAATCTTTGTATTACCTTTTATTTTATCTGTATATGGTTTACTCATATTACCAAAAAAATGCACCTCCACCTTTTAAGCCAAGTTGTGATGCATATCTTGGAAGATTGCATGACCAGTAACCTGCTTTTGTTTTATCTTTCTTTGCTGCACAGTTGTGTCGAGCGGCAAAAGATTTTCTTGCTTCGGGATCATCAATCTTAGCTTTAAGACCTGATGTATCTCCGAATTGAACCTTGATTACATTACCCTTATCATTCTTCACATATACGTAAAATTTCTTCTTTCCACCTCTTTTAGGTTTATTCAATTCTACATCATCGCCTTTATATTCTGCTTCATTAATGAATGGATGGTCAAGTGGAACTTCTTCACCTTCGTAGAGACCAAACTTACCAATGTCTGTTGACATAAGATATTCATCAAATTCATTCAAATATGTTGGGGCCGTAGCAGATTCTTTCATCTGTCTAGCATATTCAAATAACTTATAATAGTTTTCTGAATGTGGACGAAAGATATTATGTGCGATGGGTATTTGATTCTCTCTATGGAATCTCAATGCTGCTTCTAGTTGACTCATTACTTTTCTTTTAATATTATATATGCGCTTGAATCTGATGTTGAACTACCTGCGTAATTCACAATCTGTGTAATAAATTGATCTGCTTTCTTGCCACCATCGCCAATCAGATTGAGAATATATAGACCACCAAGTTTACCGTGAATCCATATATCAGAATTTCTCTTAATCTTACCAAGCTCTTCAATGACATTTTCTTTTGAAATAGTTTTATCAAATTTCTGAAGCATCGCAGTGAATTTATTAATTGCTTTTGAATTGCCAGCTGCTATTGCTTTAGCCTCTTTTCTGAGATCATTATTTTTAGGCAATCTCTTCTTATAGATTCTCTTTGCTGCATCTTGCATCACACCCCAAGATGCACCACCTCCACGAGCACCTTTACCTTTAATCTCTGCTTTATGTGATCCAAATGCACTATTAGCTCTTAGATCAATCTGTCCACCCATAAAGGTTACATAATTTGCTTTAGATGTGTACCATTCACCTCTTGCAATGGCTTTGATATGACCACCACTAAATTTATAATCAGATGTTAGAGGTGGTCTTTCAATATTCTTCTCAACACCCTTAACACTCTTTGCGACTTTCTTCAATGAGATACCAACCAGTCTCTTTTGAAGATATAAATCGAGTATATCATCATTAAAGCTTTCAACTGTTGATGTATCAAGTTCTTTTACTTTAAAACCTTTTTCTGATACCCAAATATCACCAGGATTCCATTTATCATCTTTTAACGGTTTAAAATCATTGTTCTTAAAGGCTTGATCTTTCGAAGAATATAATTCTTTCATCACTTTATCATCTCTATGAAAAATCATATCGCGTTCAATCAAATGATTTCTGATAGCATATTGAGCCGTAAGATATGAAGAAATCTTCCAACTCTCATCGATATTAAGAATTTCTTTGATAGATGTTTTTCCAACAGAAACCTGTTTAAATGCTTTGATGAGAACTTCATCAGTAAAGCTTTCCATTGGTTTATCATAACCAATATCTAACATAGCAGCCATCCACACACACTGTGCAGATTCTCCGATTGCTGTATTGGCTGTACCACCACCTGCTCCAGCACCACCACCGAATTCTGGTGATTTCAATATATCTGAAGAAGAAATAGTCTTGCCATTAACACCAGAGAGTTGGAATGCTTTACCATCTCTTTTGAACTGTTCAATTGCATCTAAAGCACCTTGAACACTGGCAACTGTTATCTCTCCACCTTTATATAATTTTAAAGGGATTTGTTTTTTAATAAGATCACTGAGAATATCGAGTCGTGATTGACCTTTATTAGGACCACCTGTTGCAGGTTTCTTTAACTCTGCAGGTGTTAAGTTAGTGGCTTCTACTATAAACTCTTTGAAAGATTGCATGTTTCCCATAA